CAGACAGTTGCTTCTGCTACAAGAAGCGTAAAGCCTGGTCGCAAAACTGTGAGACTCACATCTTCACAGGTAGCAATAGCTAAAAAATTAGGTGTGCCACTCGAAGAGTACGCAAAACAATTAAAAACCACGGAAGGAGCGTAAAATGGAAAACGAAAATAAAAATACTTCTCGTGCGAACCAAACACGGTCAAAGTCTGAACGACCAAAAGTGTGGGTTCCACCATCATCTCTAGATGCACCCCCTGCACCTGATGGATTCAGGTATAGATGGATAAGAGCTGAAGTAGTAGGCTTTCAAGATACTAAAAACATAACTTCACGTTTAAGAGAAGGTTATGAGTTAGTTAGATCTGAAGAAGTTGAAAATGCAAGTGACTATCCTGTTGTCGAAGACGGCAAATACAAGGGAGTGATTGGGGTTGGTGGACTTCTTCTTGCGAAGGTACCTGAAGAGATCGCACAGCAACGTCAACAATATATGTCTGATAGACATAAAGAACGTAACGAAGCCGTAAACAACGACCTTATGAGGGAGCAGGATAATAGGATGCCTATCAATGTTGATAGACAATCTCGTGTAACCTTCGGTGGTACTAAAAAGTAATTTTTACATCACTGAATTTATATAAACCCGTACTGGAGGCCCGCAAGGGCAGGTACATTAAGGAGTAAATAACTATGGCAAATAGACAAACTATAGGTTTTGGTTTTACTGCAGCAGGAACGCTTGGTCAAACACCGGCGACTTCTGGTCAAGGTAAATACAAAATCGATGCGGGTTATGGAACTACTATATACAATAGCGGAATGGTTAAATCTGCTGCTGGTTATATTGTGGACGGCCAAACGGCTGCTGCACCAGTAATTGGAGCGCTTAATGGAATATTTTACAACGCGGCTACAACTTTGAAGCCAACGTTTGCAAATTTCTATAAAGCAACGATTACACCAGCAAACAGTGAAGACATCACTGCTTTTGTATTAGATAACCCACAACAACAATACGTATGCGCAACAGATGCAGCAGTAACACAAGCAGGTTTCTTAGAAACTTATGATATGAATTCATCAGCAGGTGATGATATCAATGGTAGATCTAGAGGAACTTTAGATATTGGCGTTACAGGTGCAGACAGCAAATCACTAAGACTTTTAAGAGTAGCAGAAGATCCTGAAAATGAGGATATCGGCTCTACACTATGTTCAGTGGTTGTTTGTTTAAATCTGATTGAGCTACAATCATAATAGGCAAATAGGAGAATAAATTATGGCTATATCACGATCACAACTAGTTAAAGAACTAGAGCCAGGTTTGAATGCACTATTCGGCCTGGAATATAAACGTTATGAAAATCAGCATGCTGAAATTTATAACGAGGAATCATCTGACAGAGCTTTTGAAGAAGAAGTTATGTTATCTGGTTTCGCTAACGCACAAGTAAAAGGTGAAGGTGCTGGTGTTTCATTCGACGAAGCACAAGAAACTTTCACTGCTAGATACACTCACGAGACTGTAGCTTTAGCGTTCGCAATCACTGAAGAAGCGATTGAGGACAACTTGTATGATAGACTTGCGTCTAGATATACAAAAGCTTTAGCAAGATCTATGAGTAACGCTAAGCAAGTAAAAGCTGTTGACCCATTAATTAATGGTTTTACAACTTTCTTGGCTGGTGATGGAAAAGCTTTAATGGCTACAGATCACCCGACAGTTGCTGGTTCATTCAGTAACGAATTAGCGGTATCTTCTGACTTAAACGAAACTTCATTAGAGCAATCAATGATTGACATTGGTAAAATGACTGATGAAAGAGGTTTAAGAGTTGCAGCAAGAGGATTGAAAATGATCATTCCTTCTGAGCTACAATTTACAGCTGAAAGACTTATGAAGTCTCAAGGTAGAGTTGGAACAGCTGATAACGATATCAATGCAATCGTATCTATGGGTATGGTTCCTCAAGGTTATAGAGTGAACAACTACCTAACAGATGCAGATGCGTTCTATATCTTAACAGACGTGCCTAACGGTATGAAAATGTTCAACAGAGCACCATTGACAACTGCAATGGAAGGCGACTTTGACACTGGTAACGTAAGATACAAAGCTAGAGAAAGATACTCTTTCGGAGTTTCTGACCCTAGAGGTATTTTTGGTTCGCCAGGAGCGTAATCAATAATTTTTTGTGGCGGGACATAGTCTCGCCACAATTAACAAATAGAAAGACAAAACCATGAAAAAATTTACAGTCAACATTTGGGCGTATGATCATCACGCTAAATTTACAGTTGAATCAGAAGATTCCCCAACTGACCTTGAACAATCAATCCTTGACAAACTTGGAGAAAATAGTATAGTTTGGGAAAACCTTGGAGTTAGTTATGACAACAAGGTTAATAGAATAACCTATGAGGAGGTTATAGATGATACAAGACCTATACAAACAAAAAAGGTCCTTGGAGTTGAAGTGGGAACAGGAGCATCTAGATAATAATAGATACACTCTTGAAATGGTCCGAATCGATGACAAAGTTAAGGAAGTCATCACAAAGATCAAGCTGGAAGAAGCAGCTATTGCTCACAGACAGAATACTGTCGAAGGTTTAACTCCTGAAGTTTCAGTAGCTACTTAATAAAAAGCTACATCGTTGAATAAATTCAATTCACATTACAGGCTCTCTTGCACTCTACTAAAAACTAGTATATACTTTTGTCACTATACATAAATTAATATTCTGCATGGACGCAGTATAGTCGACGGCCTAGAGACTATGTAGAATACAACTAGGAGAATAATCATGGCTAAAACACTATTTAGAGGACCAGTACTGCAAGGTAAATTTAACGAAGCAGGTTTAACTGGATTTAATCTAGAAAACAAAGCAGCTAACTACACAGTTACAAATGCAGATTCTGGTAAAACTTTTACATCATCTACTGATGGTGTAGTATTTACTTTACCTGCAATTTCAATTGGAAGAGTTTTTACTTTTGTAAACACTGCTCAAGATGGAACTAATACTTTAACTATTAGTCCAAATGCTAATGATGGTATTTTGTATGCTGGATCTTTAACAGATAATAAAGATATAATTAATACAAAAAACACATCAAAAGTTGGTGACTTTATAGTATGTGCATCTTTGAACTCAACAGCTCATTGGACGATTGTTGACGTGCAAGGTGTATTTGCTAAAGAAGCATAATAAATAATTATTGTGGGGCTTCGGCCCCACTTAAATTTTAAGGAGAACTAATGTCAGATCAAAGATTTACAAGAGTAACAAGTACAGGTCAGGTAAAAACAATTGCTGGCGGATCAACTAATATTGGTCCTGCAAGAATAACTTATATTCAAGCTAAAGGACACGCGAGTGGACAACTTGAATTAAGAAACAGTGCAGACAATTCTGGTGATTTATTATTCATAGCTCACTTTGGAACAGAAGGTTTAGATATATTTGTTCCTGGTGAAGGAATAAGATTTGAAACTACTGTACATGCTACAATATCAGGAACAGGATCAGTCACTTTAGGCTATACTGGCTAGGAGGCTAAATGGCTAATACTACCTCGGGCACAACTACATTTGATAAAACTTTTTCTATTGATGAAATAGTAGAAGAAGCTTTTGAACGATTAGGTATTCAACAAGTATCAGGTTATCAATTAAAAACTTCTAGAAGATCACTAAATATAATGCTTCAAGAGTGGGGCAATAGAGGTATTCACTATTGGGAAATAGGAGAACTTGATCTTGATTTAATTGAAGGTCAAGCTGAATATAAATTTTTTAGAGAAGCTGCTGATGGTACAAGTGCTACATCAAATCCAAATGGTATTTATGGAATATCTGACGTCCTTGAAGCACAATTAAGATCTAATAGAACTCAAACAACTCAATCAGATAGTCCTATGAGTAAAGTTGATAGATCAACTTATGCAGGTTTTTCTAATAAGTTATCTAAAGGAACTCCTAATCAATATTGGGTACAAAGATTTATTGATCATGTTAGTATTAGTGTTTATCCAACACCAGATTCAACTAACGCATCTAAAGATATGCATTTTTATTATATAAAAAGAATTCAAGATGTCGGAGCTTATACTAATGCTACTGATATGCCTTTTAGGTTTATACCTTGTATGGTTTCAGGTTTA